GCCCTACCTAGGTGGAGACCGCGCGCACGATACGTGCGCGGGCGCTACTGACGCTTGCCGTGCTGCGTGCGTGGGATCGCGCACGGGCCAGGGTAGGCTACCCAGTAGCGGGATCGCGCGTGTGGGTCGCTACCTCGCGATGATCTTTGACACGCCGCGATTCTATGAACTGCTAGACCGTGAGATCGAGACGGAAGAACGGCGCGCGAACCGTCATGGGTTCAAGCTTGCGCTACGTTGCAACGTAGCGTCCGATCTGGGTTCTCTCGCGGCGCGCTGCGCTTCGCGGCATCCTGACGTGGTCTTCTATGATTACACGGCGATCACGGCGAACATGCGACGAGACGACAACGTGCGCCGTGTGTACTCACTGAAGAACGGCGCGCGCCGTCGTCAGCTGGCACAGCACATGATTGAATCGGGTCATGGCGTCGCGGTCGTGTTCGCTGCTAGCGCGCGCAAGTCTGAGCCACTACCCACGACGTGGAACGGCGCGCCAGTGATTGACGGTGATCTCCATGATCTGTGGTTTCTGCAGGCTCCCGCATCGGGTCCGTTCGTGGTCGGCCTTCGTGTCAAGGGTGACACAGCGCAAGTCAACGCGGCGCGTGCTGCAGGGTTCGCGGTAGACTGCTAGACCACAGCACAACCCACAACCCACAACCAAGGGGCTCCCAACCGGGAGCCCCTTTTTTTGTGCCCAGTCCACGACACCCACACACCCACGGCACCCACACACCCACGGCACCAAAGGCGCACACACCCACGCGCCTAGGGGCGTGGGTGTGTGCGACGGTTGACCCGCGCGCTACGGGCCGAACGGACCACGACGATCGGCCCGATGCCAGGACGCCAGGCGTTACGACTAACCACCAGTCGGTGAGCTCGCCGAACGGCTGCGACCCGACGCCCGATGCCAGCTCGCGGGTGACCGATGCCCGACGCCCGATGCTAGACCGCACACTTTCTGTTGACAGGGTGTCACCGATGCCGTAGTGTCATCACACCTCGAATGACCGAGGCCCAGGGAGAACCAATGAATACAACGATACCAGAGTGGGTCATCGCCACGATGAGTGACACCCTAAGTCACGCAATGGACTACCACATTGAGCAGGCTCGAGAGTGGGGTCTACGGGTTCAGGTGGTGTTTGGCGTGGGTCCCTCCCCAGAGTGTCTCGCGCTGGTTGTGGAGGACGTGTCTATGTCCACCCACCACGCGGATGGCACGGTTACCCGCGACCCTCAGGAGTTCCGGCTGATCTCCTACACGGGTGAGCAAGTGAGCGAGGTTGGTGAGCGTGTGCTCGCCACGGGCGGCTACGAGGCGCACGCCATGCGGAACGCCGAGGAGGCGTTCGCTCGAGCCCTGCTCCTCGTCGCCATGCAGCCTGAGCTGAAGGACTCCAAGTGGTGGCAGGCGCAGCCTGACCGCGACTACAACCAATTCTGGCTGGTGCCAGCCGTAGGAGGTGAGTGATGCAGTTGACCCTCCCCCTTCAGCCTCGTCGCCCCAAGGCGGTTGCCCCCCTCCACCCCTCAGAGGGTGGGGGGGGCAAGCCTTACGTGCCCGCCTGTGGCGACTGCGGTGGGACGCCTGAGTGGCGCTATGGTAGATGGTACTGCGCACCCTGTGAATGCCGAGGATAGACATGCTGTTACAAGAAACGATTGAGCGAGGCTACAAGCTTGAGCCCATAGACGTGGAGTGCAACCAGTGCGGTGTCAAGCACCGGAAGTGGTCCATCACTCTGTTTGGCGAGCTCATAGCCATACAACCAACACAGTCCGATGCATTAGACCGGCTCATCGGGTTGTGTACAGAGAACTAGCCGGTTACCGAGGAGATGTATGTCTTTTATTGCTGAACGAGCCACGTCCACACGGCAGCACCATGTGGATCGGCTCAAAGTTCTGGTCTACGGGTCCGCAGGATCCGGCAAGACCTTCCTTGCGTCCACCACGCCTGACCCCAAGCACACGCTTGTCGTCAGTGCGGAGGCTGGGCTATTGACGCTCAATGACTTTGACCTGACGGCAGTAGACGTCAAGACTCTTGGAGAGGTCGGGGCCGTGCTGAAGGAGCTGTCTGACGGGGATCACCCCTTCACCTGGGTGGTCATCGACAGCCTCTCTGAGATCTGCGAGGTGTGTCTCAACTTCGAGCTGGACAACAACCGCGACCCACGGAAGGCCTACGGTGAGCTTGCCAAGCGCATGACCGCGTTCGTGCGTCAGGTGCGTGAGCTGCCGATGAACGTCGTCATGACCTGCAAGATGGACAGGGACACGTCCGCCATCGACGCATTCATGACGCCTGGTCTCCCTGGGAAGACACTGCAGAAGGACGTTCCCCACTTCTTTGACTTCGTGTTCCCGCTGCGCACGTTCACCGATGACGAGGGCCGAGTGCGGCGAGCCCTCCAGACCGAGCCCGTTGAGGGCTACGTCGCCAAGTCCAGGGTTAGCGGGCTGGAGACGTTTATCGACGCTGACCTCACCCACCTTTTCAATGAGATCACCAAGGAGAGAACCAATGGATAGGGTTATGTTCAACTTCAACGAGACCGAGGAGCCACGCGGAGAGTCTAAGAGCCGTGAGCCCCTCCCGGCAGGCGTCTACAAGGCCAGAGTTGTGGACTCAAAGTACGAGCTCACAAAGACCGAGATCGTCATCGATGCTCAAGGTCAGTACGTTCGTCGCATTCGCGAGTACGCGGACGGCTCCTACACCGAGGAGCCGATCGCCAACGAGGAGAGGCAGCGTGGCTGCACGGTCAGCAAGAGTGGCACGTCGCTCTACCTGCGGCTGCACTGTGACGTGGAGGGGCTACAGTGGCCCAAGAACGTCATCCTGCGGCTGAACCTCGAGAACAAGATCGCGGACCCGTGGAGTGGACGCAAGTTGTTCCAGCAGCTCGGAAAGGCCATTGGTCTCACCGAGTGCCCGCTGGACCTCGACCACCCCGTGCTTGTGATCCACGACAAGGACTTCCTCGTTGAACTCACGCTGAAGAACGCGCGAGGTGGCTCAGGCAAGGAGAACGAGGCTGCGGCGATCTCCCCGCTCAACGTGCAGGTGGGCAGCGGTCGCCCGCGCAATGCCGAGGTCGTTGACGTGGTGAGCAGTCGCGCTCCGGCTCACACCTACAACGACAACGACATCCCCTTCTAGGCCAGACAAGGCCTCAACCCAAGGCCCCCTTCCTTTATTGGGAGGGGGCCTTTGCTTTAAGGAGCATTTAATGAAGTTTGATCATGGACACGCAAACGTGCTGGCCGATGCCAGTGACATGAGCGAAGAGGACTGGAAGGACCTGCGCAACAACTCCATCGGGTCGTCAGACACGGCGGCAGTGATGGGCATGGGCCGGTATGGATCTCCGCTTGAGGTGTGGGAGACCAAGACCGGACGCCACACCAAGGAGATGAACTACGCTATGTCCTTGGGCCACATCATGGAGCCGGTGATACTTGGCCTGGCTGGAGACGAGATCGGCATGCCGGTGGAGAAGCCCGACCTCGTGTTGCAGCACCCTGAGATCCCCGAGATGACGTGCAACCTCGATGGGATCGCCACCAACCCCTACGGTGAGGTGTTCATCGTCGAGGCCAAGCACGCTGGATCGTACCTCAAGTCCGAGCTGGAGATCTGGTGGGAGCACGGCATCCCCAAGCAGGGATCTGCCACCGAGGGCTGGTGGGTTCAGGTCCAGCAGCAGATGGCGGTCACAGGGATTGAGCACGCCTACCTCGCAGCGCTCTGCGACAAGAGGTTCTTCGTCATTCCTGTTGGGAGGGACGGAGGCTTCATCAATGAGATGGAGAGGGACGTCCCTGCGTGGTTCCAGAGGCACATCGAGGGTGACGAGCGACCCGAGCTCGTAGCTAACGACTCCGATGCTGTCGCGCGCATGCACCCCGATGCCATTGAGGGTGAGGACGCGGACATGGAGCCGATGGCCATGAAGCTGGCCAAAGCCCGAGCCGTCAAGGATGAGATGAAGCTGCTCAAGTCGGACCTCGAGGGCCTCGAGGCGCAGATCAAGGACCACATGGGTAGTGCGTCCGCTGGCTTCATTGGCGGGGAGAAGGTGATCACGTCGAAGAACGTGTCCACCACGCGCATCATCGCCAAGAAGCTCCGAGCCGAGCACCCTGAAATAGCCGAGGCCTGCTCCAAGACCTCGACCTCGCGTAGGTACACGTACTGATGTAGCTTAGAGTGGGGGACCGGCACCCCAACATACAGTCCGCTGGCCGGTTTGGCGGACGCTCACCAATGATTGAACCGCTGGTGGGCAGTGACTAAGGCCCCAGCAGTTCCCTCAATAAACAGATTGCTGGGGCCTTATTTTGTTCCGAGCACGAGGGCCAATACCACGGCAGCGGTCGTCACAACACCTGCGCCAAAACCCAGAGCTGGACTGTCCCACCACGCGCGCTCGCACTCAGGACACTTGGCCATTGAAGCCAACGCCTGGTCCGCTTGCAAGATCCGATCGTTCAAAGCCACCACCGTCGCCTCGTGGGACCGCTTCTCGATGCCTGCCCGATCACTGCAGAGAGAGACCCTCTGATCACACGCAGGCAGCTCAACCGTCAAGCAACGCAGCGCTCGCGTGGCTTCAGACGTGGGCAGCAGGACGCCAGAGCACGGAGATGTGACAGCAGATGCCTCCGCACACGGAGCGGTAATCAGCAAAGACACAAGCAGAAGGGCCGAGCTCACAACTTAATTTCGCCGTCTGCTTCTCCCTCGCGTAGCTTCTGCAGGAGCTTGTTGATCTCCACGCTCATCTCGTAGGCAGCGCGCGCGCGAGGAGGAAGTGAACTGGGGTCTCGACTACCCCCTATCTCATCCCTGTAACCATAACTGTTGATGTAATCACCATACTCGTCCTCTTGCACAGGGGTGTACTTTGTTGACACCCGTGGGGCCGACTTGGTTTTGCCCATTGGGCTCAAGAGGTTCATCAAGGTGGCACCCTCAACAACGCCGCCCTCGGTCGCCTCGCTGATCACATCACGATCACGCCGGTACTTCGCCACCTGTCACCTCCATAGGGCCCATTGGCTCTTCAACAATCGGATCCTCGTCCATCACAGGCTGGTAGGCTTGCTGCCAAAAGTCCATAAACCCAGGCTTCATCTCCTCAGGCATCTCCTCGAGGAGCATCTCAACCGCAGCCTTCAACCTCCCAGGATTCTTAACGTCGTAGGGCAGCTCCATGCTACCCTCTTCTGTGATCACCTCAGGCATCGAGCATCTCCTTTGCCGCCTTCTTACGGCGGCTCATTTTACTAAGGGTCTTGGCGAGGCTCGCCTGCTTCTTGGTGCGCGCTGACGCCTTGGACCCCTTCTTCAGCACCCTGTCAGCGTACTCCGCAGTACTCATGTCTGCAGACTCTGCCTTCTTTTTGAAAGCCCCAGGCCTCTTAATAGCACTCTTGATCCAGTCAGCCACTGTCCTGCTCCTTCATGTGCTCGTTGAATAGACCGGCGATCTTCTCATCATCCGACGCCGCGTCATCCAACTCCTTCCGCTTCTCAGTCAACTGCCGCTGTGTCTCCCAGTGCGCCTCACCAAGCTCGCCAAGCTCCTGCTCCTTCTCGCGGGCGATCTCGTGCAGGACGTTGCCCGTGCGCTGTGCCACGTCAATGCTCCGAGATAGCGCCTCAACCCGCTCCTCCGAACGCTTGCGCTTCGACCTCTCCACCTGAACGAAGAAGCCCAGCCCAACCACAGCCAAAGCTAGGGCGATGACAGTGTATAGCGTCCCTCCAGCCACTACGCACTGCCCGCGCCCTTAATGCGAGCCTTCACGGCTCCCACCACTGAGGTGGTGATGCCGCCGGCTCCAACACCAACGACAAGCCCGAGGAGGGACTCGCCAAGGAAGTAGCCAGCGGCACCACCCAATACCACAGACACGCTCTTGAGTACACCAGCCTGCCACCAAGCCTTCTCCTTCTTGGAGTGCCTGGTCCACCCGGTGAGCAGTTGACGCACCACCTCAGTGCCAGCGTAGGCAGACAGGGCGCACACGCTGATCAGCATTAT